CAAGCTCGTCTAGCGTCACAAAGTCAGCCCCGGCGTAGGCCGGGTCGAACTGGTAGGGCGGAACCGGCGCAGCGGCGGTGTATTCCGCCACTGTCATGACCGGGGCGGCAATGCGCTGGATACGGTAGTTGGGCATGTCGTCTCCTTACGCGTCAGAGGTGCGAACAGCTGTCGCCGACCCGCCACCGCTGCCGAGCGTACCCGTCGACTCGAACGTCTTGATCGGCGTGCTCCCGCCGTCGCGCACGCGGATGTAGAGCCCTACATCCGAGCCAGGGTAGATGCCGGTGAACGCCTCGCTGGTCGCGCCCGCGAGCTTGTCGATGGGCGTCGGGAAGCAGTTGGCCCCGTTCGCCGCACCGTTGCTGCTGAAGTCATGCGACGTGATCGTGAAGGTCTTGGTGCCGGTGTTGTAGGCGCTGTACGGATGTCGTGTGTACGCACCGGTGGAGCGCGCGATGCGGATCGTGCCGGTGGCCGGCAGCCACGTCGGGATCGCCTCGTTGACGACGACCGAGGTCACTGCGGCACCAGACAGCGCCCCATCCAGCGTGAAGAAGTTGGTGTCGATGGCCCCGCTGTCCTCGGGGGCGACCAGCACGTAGTCTTCGGTGGACACCACACCGCCGACGGTGAAGGTGACGTAGTTGGGGGCCTGGCGCAGCGTGTTGGTCAGGTCGAACAGCTTGTCGTTCGCGCTCAGGTCCAGCGCCTGGACGCCGAAGCCATACCCGCCGATGAGTGCCGAACCGGTCGAGACGCCGCAGAACGGAAAGCTCAGCGCACGCTCGGTGACGGTGACGTTCACCTGGCAGGTCGCAGCCGACGTGCCGCCGGTGATGACCTGGTTGTCGGTCGGGGCGACACCGGTGAGCAGCTGAATCCACATCTTCGTGGGTGCGGTGGTGCTGTTGATCGCCAGCATGCGCCCAGTGCCGCCGCTCCACGACACGGCCTCGACGGCAGAGAACGTACCCGACGCCGTGTCGGTGGTGATCTCGTGCGTGATGCCCCGGAACAGTTCGCCGTTGATGCCGTAGACCGTGCTGGCAGAGCCGCGCCGAGTCAGCCACTTCATCCGCTCGTAGAACGAGTTGATGCTGTTGGCGCCTTTGTCCCACTCGGAGTAGTAGTTCTCTGGCGTGCCGCTGTTGTCGACGTCAATCGCGCGGTAGCCTTCGGTGTTGCTGATGTCGGCGATGGCCGCAATGGTCGCGATCAGGGTGGCGTTGTTCAGGTCATCGGCGTAGGTGAGCGGCACGACGTTCACGCCGCGGCCGGTTCCGTTGACCTTGAACTCGGAGTAGGTCTTGCCCCACTCGCGGGTCTGGAACAGGAGCTTGCGCCCGTCGACATCCGCCCCGCCCGTGCGCACCTTCACCATGAAGCGCGCCGAGATACCGTTCGCTGCGTCAGGGCTGGTGCCCTCGGCACTGCCGCCGAACGGGACGCTGTTCCAGAAATCGTTGGTGATAAGCGCGCCGTTCTGCACAATCTCGACGTGGCACCCCGCGTTGGCAACGACCTGCACGCCATCGTAGATCACATCGCCGCCGGCCTGGATGATCGAGCCGCCGTAGATGTGCTCGGCACTGGTGTCGTCGAGGTTGAAGCCGTTGATCAGGTTGATGATCGTGTCGAACGACTTGTCAGAGGGGGTGTCCCGCGTGATGTCCATGTAGTCGTCGCCGGCGCTGCTCGCGTCATCGGCGAGGTCTTGCAGCCAGCGGTGCAGCTCCAGCACGGTGTAGTACCCGGCACCCGATGCCGCGTGTGCGGCACCGATGTAGCGGATGTCCTTGTCGTTCTGGATCTCGAAGTCGGTTGCGATGGTCATTTGTCATGCTCCGTTGCGGTGTTCGTGTCGCGCCCCTGTGGCGCGGCGCGCGGGCGCCCGCGCCGGTTGCGGCGCTTACCTCGAGCGGCGCCCGCCCGGCGCTGTTCGAGCTCGGTGCGGGCGACGATGAGCGAGAACAGGCACAGCCCCATGCCGGCGGCGCAGAAGATGACCGCGAGGACGTTGGCGAGCACCGCGTTCATAGGTGGTGGACCCCGCCGGCGGGGAGCCGGCATTCCTTGTCGATCAGCTTGTCGTGCACCTCGTCGATGCGGCGATGCACGCGCTTGAACTCGTCGCGATGCTCCCTGTGCACGTCGGCGTGCTCCTTGAGTTCGGTGCGGATGTAGTCGATGTGCACGCGCAGGCCGACAACGGTTGCCATCGCCGAGCCGGCGCTGGTCACGATGGCGGTGATCACGATCAGGATCAGTTGCTCGGTCATTCGCCGGAATCCTTAGCGGCGCGCGGTGCGGTGCCTACGCGGCGCGCCGCGACCATGCCGCCGATCGCTTGCGCGACCTGGCTCACGGCGCGCTCGCCAAACCAGAAGCCCAGGCTGATGAGGTTCAGCTGGAACAGGCCCTCGACCATGCCTTTGTCGTAGGTACCGGGGTGGAAGAAAACCCACAGGTAGGCGCCGGCCAGGAAGTAGGTCAGCACCGGGCGCACGCTGCCGCGCAGGAATTGCAGGACAGGGTGGACGTTGTCGCCCGATCCCTCGTAGGCGACGACGAATTGCCGGAAGCTGTCGAGCGAGGCTTGCGCCGATTTCTCGGCGATGGCGGCGATCTCGGCGCGCACCTTTTCCTGCTCGTTCTTGTCGGGGAAGCGCCGGCGGATGAAGTCGCCGAGCCCTTCGACGATCTCGCCACCCAGCTTGATCGCGGCGGTTGCGGTTGCGGGGTCCATTACTTGCGCTCCTAGCTCGGGAAAATTCGGCGCTCGACCGGCTTGTTCTGGCCGGCCTTGCGGTGTCGGGTCCAGCGGGCCACGCGCACGCCGCGCGCGTGCAGCGCGGCGTCGAAGTCGGGCCAGGCGGCGGCGGGGATCTCGCCCTTCGTGAGCTGGATCTCGGCGACCTCGCCGGAAATGGTCACGACGCCCACCACGTCGTAGTCGCGGCGCTCGTCGTCGAGCGGGGTGCTCGGGTCGCCGGGGTCCTGGTAGCCGCGCAGCGCGAGCGAGCCGTCCGGGATCGGGTCGAGGCGCACGCGCGAGGGGCGCGGGCCGTATTGCTCCACGTCGCGGCGCACCAGGTCGACCAGCTCGTCGGCGCTCACCAGGGCCACCACCACCAGGCGGCGAGGACCATCACGCCGAACGCGCCCGCCAGGGCGAACACGATGGCGTGCCCGACCCAGTAGGGGCTGATCTCGCAGGCCTCGACGGGCAGGTTCACCAAAGCGTGTACGTCCCACGGGCGGGCGCGGTAGCGGCGCCAGTGCGGGCGCATTTCGTGGCGCAGGCGGCGGTATTCGTTGCCGAGCTTGCGCCAGTTGCGCCGCACGCCGTTCAGGCCGGTGAGCGGCAGTTCGAGCGGATCGGTCACTCGTCGCCCCACACTTCGCCGGTAGCGGCGCGGGTCTCGTCGACCACGGGCAGCAGGCGCACGTCGGGCGCGTCGTGCCAGGTCTGGCCACCGTCAGTGCTGCACTGCAGGACGTCGCCCTCGTAGGTCGCGTCTTGCTGCTTGGCCGTCTCCACGGCGCCGGCGCGGGTGGCGCCGCTGTGCCGCGCGAAGATGTGCCACTTCCAGAACGTGCGGCGCGCTTTGCGCCACTGCGCGGTGCCCATCGTGTCGTGCTCCAGGTGCGAGGGGTCAGGGTGCCGGCGGGCCCGGCCTCGCGTTCCGGGCACTGGCGGGGTGAGTTTCGGGACCAACCGAACCCGCCACCGCCGGCATTGCGTTGCGGGTCGATCAGCGCCGGCCCTCGTGTTCCAGCGAAAAGTGGTTGCCGTCCTTGAAACGTCCGCCCCAGGAGCCGCCGAGCCCTTCCCAGAATTCACCGAGCTCCCGGTAGTCCTCGGTGCGGGTGAGGTACACGCCGTCGCGGAACAGGTTGAGGTCGATGGCCAGGCGGATCTTGTGGTTGCTGTAGGGCGCGGAGTAGCTGCGCGTCTCGCCGTGGATGCCGTGCACGCGCGGGTCGCGGTAGGCATCGCCCAGCGTGAGCTCGTAGCCGCGCTCGTAGGCGAACCGGATGAGCTGCGCGAGCATCGGCAGCAGTGCGCGCTGTTTCTCGCCCAGCGTCATGACAGCCTCGAATAAAAGGCCCGCACGCGGCGGGCAAGGCGGGTAGCACACCCGAGGAGAACACGGAAACGCGCGCCGCGGCGGCGCGCGGGCACGGCGAAACGGCAAAGGGCAATCACGCGGCACCCCGGCGCGCGGGCTTGGCGGGCTCTTCGTCCGGATCCGGCGCGGGCAGCGCGGACGCGGGCGCGGCGGCATTGGCCGGCGGCACGCCGGCCGCTTCCTTCGCGCGCAGCCAGCGGGCCTGCTGCTCGATGACGTCCAGCGGGTTGCCGCCGCGGCGGCGCACGATCTCGGGACCGCTGGCGTAGGCGCGGTCTTCCAGCATGCCCCAGCCGGTGACTTCCTTGACCGGGTCGATCCAGGGCATCTGCGGGGCGAGGTATTCGGCGTCCGTGAGGGTGTCGGGGCGCACGCCGGCCGGCAGCTTCAGCTCGCCACCCGCCACGGCCATGGCGATGAACGCCTCGTACACCGGGCGCACGATGCGCCCGATGAATTCGCTGGCGAGCACGCCGTAGATGTTCCAGCCCTCGACCAGCTCCTGGCGCTGCGCGCTGTAGGTGCCGTCATAGGTGCGGGCGATGGCGCTGTACGTGGGTCCGCACCCGGCGGCGATGGCCTTGAGCTGACTCGAGCGGTACGCCTCGAGGTTGGGGTTCGGACGGCTGGTGTCG